ATACCAACGCTTGGTATCGTCGGGTTAAAGTTTCGAACTTGATGTAAAATCAAGACGTTTAGTAGAGTAAAACTTAGGGAGGTCTTCGGACCTCCCTTTTTTTAGGGGATACCGAAACCAGTTTTTCTATTTCGGTATCCCCTTTTCTATCTTTACCTCCCTCTATTGGTCGCAGTTTTTTCTTTTTTTTGATTTGTCCATTGACATTCTTTAGTGGTTCCTGTATACTTGTAAACATGATCAAGAGACATGGTGTTTCTTGACATAACCATAAAGAAAGATTTTATCATGATCACAGTATTGAGTGTAGAAGATTTTAACAACATTGCAATGGGTGGAAGCAAGGGTGGTATATCGAAATATCCTTGGTATACGTTGGATGTCGGCCAGGGATTTTCGGTTCCTCTGAGCGACTTGAGGAAAACGGATTATCGGCCGAACTGTCCGCCTAGTCTTGCGAAGACAGGGGTGAAGTTCATCTCTCGTAAGGCCGCGGTTGATGGCGTCAAGTCCATTGTTCTTCAACGAGTTGCATAAAAACAACAACAGAATTAAAGGGGGGTCTTCGGACCTCCCTTTTTTTGATTTATCTCTTGACATTCCTTACTATATAATATATTATATGAACATGGATTTGTTACTGATGTACACAGTTGTTGGCTTTCTTCTTGCTTCATATTCAGTAGTTGCCAATGACAGTGTTCAAACTCTTGGAACTTTCATTGCATCAAATTCAGAAAAATTTAAATGGTATTATCTATGGGGAGCTGCATCGTCGGTTCTCCTTTTTACTTTATGGTATGGTTGGTATGCAAATGGTGGTGATATATCATTTGGTCGATTAAACAAGATACCATATCAAGAGATACAATGGTATCATGCCATGGCACCCGCATCTCTTTTATTATTGACTAGAGTGGGCATACCAGTATCAACATCATTCCTTGTATTAAGTGCATTTGCAAGCACATTCATACTAGAAAAGATGTTAATAAAATCTGTTATGGGATATGCACTTGCTGCTGTAGTTGCATATGCTTTATGGTTTATTGTTGCACGTTGGATAGATGAAAAAAATGATCCTGTAAAAGAAAAAAACAAAACAAAATGGAGAGTAGCTCAGTGGTGTAGTACAGGATTTCTTTGGTATACTTGGTTGTCTCATGATCTTGCAAATATTGCTGTATATCTTCCAAGACAGTTATCCGTAGAGTGGATGGTTTTTATATCAATTGTATTTACTTCTTTACTTGCATGGATTTTCTACGAAAAAGGTGGTAAGATTCAAAAAATTGTTTTGGATAAACAACACACTCGTTATGTACGTTCTGCTACAATTATTGATCTAGTCTATGCGTTTATTCTATTATACTTCAAACAGTATAATGATATCCCAATGTCAACAACATGGGTATTTGTAGGCTTGTTATGTGGCAGAGAATTTGCAATTGCAACGATTAGTAAGGGAGCATATAAACTAAAGCATGTATTTCCAATTGTTGGAAAAGATTTTTTGAAAATGATGTTAGGATTATTTGTCAGTGTAGGTATTGTTATCGGTATTCATAGTATATAAATAATAATAATATGGTAACATCAACATCACCTATTTCAAGACAGCCTGATCAGTTAGATTATGCAAGTCCGACTCAATTTCGTTTTGGTATTCATCAATTACCGAAGGTGGAATTCTTTACAGTGAGTGCAAATCTTCCTGGCATTTCTGCTGGTACTACTACTCATGCAACTCCATTTAAAGACATTCCAACTATGGGAGAAAAATTGGAATATGAAAATTTATCTATATCTTTTATAGTAGATGAATATTTAGAAAATTATATTTCACTTCATAATTGGATGGTAGGTATTGGGTTTCCAGAAAACAGAGAACAGTTTCGGACATTTAGAGATGTAACATCAAACACTCCAGCGAGTGGTAAGACTCCCCCAACAGATTTGGTTGGTAAAGCTATTCCTGATATAGCAATGTATTCAGATGCATTTCTTCAAATTCTTTCTAACAAGAATAATCCTATTCTGGAAGTAAGTTTTCAAAATGCATTTCCTATATCTTTAAGTGCATTAGATTTTACTCAAACTGCAACAGATGTAGAATATCTGGTTGCAACAGCTGAGTTTGCATATCAAATTTATGAAATAAAAACATTATAAATATCCTTGAGCAGATGAGATAAACTTTAACAGTTTTCAAATTTTAGTCTTAAATGACAATATAGATAAAGAGAGTAAATCAAAACTCTGCTCACTTTTTTGAAAGAATTATATTTTATGAATCTAGACCAGTTAAAAGAAGAAGCAAAAAAAGACCTCATCATAGAAAACGAAGAACAACTTGGTTCTGAGTCTCTCAAAAATCAAAAAATTAAAATAAAATATCTTGATCAAAGATCAAGATTTCAATTACTGTTGCAAAAAGCTAATGGTGATTACCAACGAATGTACAGACAGAAATGGGAGTACTACGGCGGTAAGTCTGATGCTAAAGTTTATGTTGCAAAACCGTTTGATCTAAAAGTTTTAAAAAATGATTTGGCAATGTATATTACTTCTGATGAAGAAGTCATTGCATTGATGGACAAAATTGGTTATCTGGAAATCGTAATAAAATATCTTGAGGGCATTATCAAGTCAATTGATAATCGTGGTTGGGATATAAAGAATACGATTGAATGGAAAAAATTTGAAGCAGGGATGATATAAATGACATGTTCTGATTGTTTTGTTCCATCCATTACTCATTATATTGGATATTACGAAGATTGTATGTCAGAAGATGTTTGTAATGAAATTATAGAACATGCAGAAACACAAAGAAGTTCTGATTTAAATCAATCTAAATTTTCTAGCCATAAAGGATTAACAGAAGAGAATCAACGTGTGCTTATGGATGAAATGTGGTTTCGAAATGAAGAAAAATTTTATGACAGTTTTAAACTAGCATTTAATAATGTTATTAATAATTATTCTAAAAAACATAGTCTTTTTTCCTGTCAACGTCATACAGATTTTAGATTAAACAAATATGATGAGGGGGGTTTCATGTCTAAGCATTGTGATAACATACATCACAGTCATGGCCAAGAGTATGGATTTCCTCAAGTCTCTGCATTATTGTTTTTAAATGATGACTATGAAGGTGGTGAGTTTGTTGTTGCGGGGGAAGTATACAATCCCAAAAAAGGATCAGGAATTATTTTTCCTTCTAATTTTCTATATCCTCATGAAGTCAAACCTATAACAAAAGGAACAAGATGGAGTGCATTAACATGGCTAATGTAAAAATGCATAAATGTTTTCCTACAGTTATTTCGGAATTTTCTTATCATCCTGATATAGTCCTACAAGAACAAATGGTGGATTATATTAAAAAGGTCAAAAAAAATCATACAGATCATACAGATGATAAATTACATAATGTGTCACATTTTATAGATTTGCGAGATATGATTTTAGATGCCAATAAAGATCATTTGAAAAAATTAGATTACAAATATAACCATTTAGAAATCACTGGTATGTGGGCAAATTGTTTATCTGTTGGAGGTTCACATCCACCACACACACATTCTAATAATTTCTTGTCGGGTGTATATTATTTATTTGCGGGGGAAAATACTTCACCTATACAATTTTTTGATCCTAGACCTCAAGCAAGTGTTTTGCAACCAAGGAATAGTCCAAACATAATGAACTCTTCTATGATTCAATTTGATTCTATAAGAGGAACTGGATATATTTTTCCTTCTTGGTTACAGCATTGGGTTCCTCCCACATCAGAAGAACGTATAAGCATTTCATGGAACATTATATTAAGAGGTGAATACGGAGCCTCGGGCACTTTACAAAATGCTCATATCTAAAAAGAATGAAGTCTATCTAGTTCTCTCTGACATGACAGATTCCTCTCGGCAGGAGTTGACAGAGTTCTTCACATTTGAAGTTCCTGGCTTCAAATTTATGCCGATGTATCGTAATCGTATGTGGGATGGAAAGATACGACTCTTCTCTCCCGGCTCTGGTGAAATTTATGTCGGACTATTACCATACATTAAACAATTTTGTTCTAGAAATCAAATTGAATATATAATAGAGGATGGAGTAGAAGATGAGCGGACTATTGTACGTCAAGTTGCTAGAGGCTTTATCAGGTCACTCAAACCAAAATCACAGGGAAAGTCTCTCAAAATCCGTGATTACCAAATTGACGCCGTACACCATGCTGTTGCCCGAAATCGTGCTCTTCTTGTTTCTCCTACTGCTAGTGGCAAGTCTTTAATAATATATGCACTAGTTCGTTATTATCATATGATGGGACTGAAGACTCTAATCTTGGTTCCTACCACTTCTCTTGTTGAACAGATGTATTCTGACTTTGAAGATTATGGATGGAGTCCTGGCACATACTGTCAAAAAATATATCAAGGCCATGACAGAAAAGTAACCAAGGATGTTGTAATATCAACATGGCAATCTATCTACAAGATGCCGAAGAAATATTTTGAACAGTTTGGTTGTGTGATTGGAGATGAAGCTCATTTATTCAAAGCAAAGTCTCTTACAGGTATAATGACTAAGTTACATCAATGTAAGTACAGGTTCGGTCTTACAGGGACGCTAGACGGTACTCAGACGCATAGGCTTGTACTAGAGGGACTATTTGGTGCAGCGGAAAATATAACAACAACAAAGAAGTTAATGGATAAAAAAACCTTAGCTGATTTGAAAATAAAATGCATTGTGTTAAAGCATCCAAATATAAGAGAGAAAATGACATATGTTGAAGAACTTGAATATTTGGTTACGAATAGCGCTAGAAACAAATTTATTGTTGATTTGTGTCGCAATATTCCTGGCAATACGTTATGTTTATTTCAACTTGTAGAGAAGCATGGAAAAATATTATATAAACAAGCAGAAGATATAATAAAGGATCGTAAATTATTTTTTGTTTATGGAGGAACGGATACAGGAACAAGAGAAGATATTAGGAGTATAGTAGAAGGTGAGAAAAATTCTATTATCATTGCGAGTTATGGCACCTTTTCTACTGGTATCAATATTAGGAATATCAACAATATCGTGTTCGCTTCACCGTCCAAGTCTAAAATTAGGGTATTGCAATCTATTGGTCGAGGATTGCGTATTAGCGAAAATAAGAATTCTATTCTAGTTTTTGATATAGCTGATGATATATCTTATAAGGAAAGAAGGAATTTTACACTAACTCACTTTACAGAACGAATTAACATATATAATGAACAACAATTTACATATGAAATAAGTAGGGTAAATCTAAAATAATTATAAATAGAGGTGTAGGTCACGGGCGGCAACCCCACCTACTCTAAGTCTGAAAGGAGACTCAGCATGAATATATATTATCTTACTAATGTGGATGATACATTTCCCGGTCTAAAGGAAATGAAAATAGAAGTTCCCCCACCAGAAGAGCTGTTAGAAGCTCACGATATGATTGGCGACAGAAATCCTGCTTATGGTGGTGTAGGGCCTAATCGTGGATTGTTTGGTAAAAATCATCCAAGATGGGGCAAGAAAGGTTCTCAAAAACAAAAAGATGCAATGAGCAAAGCACGCAAAGGTTCTAAACATAGTGATGAAACAAAAGCAAAAATGAAACTAGCTTGGGTAAAAAGAAGGAAAACTTTTATATCTCCCTTTATAGAATATCATAAATATAAGTAGGATAGATTTAAAATGAGCACAACTACACCATATAAAATTGTCAAATTAACAAATGGAGAGAATCTTATTTGTCAAATTAATGATGATGCTGATAATGGTGAATATAAAATAAGTTTTCCGTTAAAAATGGAAGTTCACACACTTATGACAAAGGAAGGCCCTGCTGATTCTTTAAATCTTAGTCGTTGGATTGGGTCATATACAGACCAATCTCGTTTTTCGATAAAGAGTGGTCATATATTATTGGTTGCTAATGCATCAGAAGGTCTTTGTCGTTTTTATGAACATACAATGAAAGAAATAGAGCAATCAAATACTTCAGAAAAAAAATTATCTAAAGATTTAGATGATATTAATGATGAAGAAATATATGATGAATTGTTAGAAGAGTTAGAAGCTTCTAAAACATTTCATTAAGAGAACATATTCCCTTTTGTTCCTTGACATTGTAATAATTATAATGTATGATGTATCTTATAGTAAATTGTTTAAGGAGGTATTGTGATTAAAACTAAAAAATCAAAGGGCGCACACTACGTTGATAATAAAAAATTTCTGGTGGCTATGGTTGAGTTCAAAGAAAAGTGTAGAGTTGCTAAAGAGAATGAAGAAGACCAACCACCTGTATCCAATTATATTGGAGAGTGCTTCCTTAAAATAGCAACTCATCTTTCTTATAGACCAAATTTTATTAATTACACATATAGAGAGGATATGATATCTGATGGTATTGAAAATTGCTTGCAATATGTTGCAAACTTCAATACAGAGAAATCAAAAAATCCTTTTGCTTATTTTACACAAATTATCTATTATGCATTTCTTCGAAGGATTGCAAAAGAGAAAAAACAAACTCATGTCAGAAATAAAATTATAGAAAATTCTCAATACGAATCTTGGACAACAATGCCTGGTGATGATGCATCATATTCTGTTATGGGATTCGATCCTACTGTAATGCTTCCAGAGGAAGATGTCTATAAACCAAAAAAGAAATTGGCACCTAAGACAAAGGGCCTAGAACCATTTATGGAAGAAGAGACATAAGTTGAAGATAGCAATTATTACTGACACACATTTTGGTGCAAGGAATGATAATCTAAACTTCAACGATTACTTTTATAAATTTTATGACAACATATTTTTTCCTACTTTAAA